GGTTTCGCGGAGGAGGTCGTCGGGGGTGGGGGTTGGCATGTTGGGTTGGGTTGCCGGGTAGGCCCCGGCGGGTTGGGAAGGATCAGGCAGCGACCTGTTGCCACAGATTGGCCATCTGGCTCTGCAGATTGTTCCGCTGAGCCAGGTAGCAATTAAGCAACTGCTGAGTCTCTGCAGGACGCAGATCAGCGGATCTTGCTGATTCGATGGCGATGAAGCGATTGCACTCAGCCAGGGCGGCGGTGATCCGGCGGATTTGCTCAGTGGCGGTCATGGCTGGTGATGCGGTGGTGTGGTGGTGTGCCGAGAATGCCGACGATCTGGCAGGCTCCCGGCGGGCCAGGGGTCAGAGCCCCGTGAGCGGCTGAGGTGCCGCCCGATGCACATACTGTAACCCGTGGTGGACGCCGCACCCGCCCCCAGGGCGGACAGTTCACAGGCTGTAACAACCGGCCCGGCTCAGTGCCCCACCAGCCTGGCCAGCACGTACCGGTGCCGCTCCCCGTTGGCGGCCAGCCTGGCATTGGCCTGGGAGACCTCCTCCCTGGTGGCGACGGTGGTGTAGAGCACGGTGCCGGTGTCGCGGTGGAGGAGGTGGTGAGGTTCAGGGGGATCTGTGCTCACGCCCCCACCCTCGCCAACCGAGCCGCCATCACGTGCCGAGCCCATCCACTCGGATTCTTCATCCCCCTGCGCCGGCCGATCTCCGCAAGCTCCTCAATCGTCCTGGCGGTGGCTTGTTCGCGGCGCTGCTCCCGCCGCTGCAGCTCCACCTCCACCAGTTCCCCCTCGACGTGTTCCAATTCCCGGCGCTCCGCCACAAACTCGTGGCCGCAGTCGGGGCACACCGGGCGGTGGCTGGGGATGGTGCTGAAGCAACCGGGGCAGACTTTCACGCTGGGGGCTTTCTCGCGGTCCTTCTTCGGGGTGCCCTCCAGGGTCCACTCGCGCTCCTCCAGGTGGTGGCCCAGGCGCAGGGTGTTCCCCACGTGGTCGAGCACCACGGCGGTCTTCCCGGGCTGGGGGCGAAGGCAGCGGCCGATCATCTGCAGGTGCAGGCTTTCGCTCTGGGTGGGCCTCAGCAAGATGCACCCGCCGACGCTGGGCACGTCCACGCCTTCGCCGATCAGCTGGCAGCTCGTCAGCACCTTCAGGGTCCCGTCGCCCAGATCACGCAGCAGGCGCTCCCGGGTGATCGGGTCCATCTTCCCGTCGATTGAGGCGGCGGAGACGCCGTTGCGCTGGAACAGATCGGCCACGGCCTCGGCGTGCGCCACGCTGCAGCAGAACGCGATCGCGGTCTGCCCCTCCAGGTGCTGGCGGTAGTGGCCTAAAGCGTCGCCCATGATCTGCCCGGCCTGGAGGATCTCACTGGCCTGGCGCATGTCGTAGTCGCCCATGCGCTTCCGCAGCCCCCGCGGCTCGAATCCGGGCGGGGCCAGCACCCTGGCGGGCGCCAAGAACCCCTGCTCGGTCAGCCATGCCGGCGAAGGGCCCAGCACCATGGCGGAATACCACTCACCCAGTCCCCGGCCATCGCCGCGCACCGGCGTGGCCGTCACCCCCAGGACGCGGGCACGGCGGAAGTGCGCCAGCACCTGCGCCCACGTGCCGGCGTTGCTGTGGTGGGCCTCGTCGACCACCAGCAGGCTGAAGAAGTCCGGCGGGAGCTTGTGCAGCCGGCGAGCCAAGGTCTGCACGCTGGCGACTTGCACCAGCTGGGTCAGATCCATGCCCCGGTTGGCGGCGATCAGGCCATGCGACACCCCCAGGCGGTCGAGGCTGCGGGATGCCTGGCGCAGCAGCTCGGCGCGATGGACGAGCACCCCGACCCGGCCGTCACGGTCAGCCGTGCGGTGGGAGATGTGGCTGAACAGCACGGTCTTGCCGCCACCGGTGGGCAGCACGTACAGGACCGATCGATGGCCTTTGCTGAACGCCTCGCGCAGGTCGGCGACGCCCTGGGCTTGGTAGGGGCGGAGGGTGATGCTCACCTGCTGAGCACCCCAACGATGACGGCCGCCACAGCCAGGCCGACCCAGAAGCTGTGTGCCAGCCCGCGCCACAGTTCCAGCTCCCGCTGCTGCTGCTTCAGCTTGGCCTCGTAGAACCTGCTGGTCTCCGCATTCGCCAGCATCCCAGCCGCGAACGCGATGTAGTGGCCCTCAATGAACGCCTGCTTTGGTGTGATGTCCGGATCGTGCGCACAGGTGGCATTCCAGACCGCTTCGCCGCATTGGCGCATCCGCAGCTCGGTGTGCGGGGGGATGGGGGTGGTCATCGATCCCCCACCACGTGCAGGGTCTCCGCCGCCCGGGTGATCCCGACGTAGGCCAGCTGGTTCTGCTGGGCGGTCGGCGCCGAACCCCAGCCGTCGATGCTCCAATGGAGCCAGACGTTCTGGAATGTCGATCCTTGGGATTTGTGAATCGTCAGGGCTGACGCGGGCTGCAGCCGGCCGACGCAATCCTTCCGGCGGAAGTACAGGTCCCACAGCTCCGACCGCTGGCGACCGCTGGCGGCCTTCGCCTCGTCGGCAATCTGCCGCATGGAGGCCTCCCAGCGCTTGGCCTCGTCGGCGGCAAGCACGTGGAACGTCACCGGGGGCAGGGCCTCGCCGGGGACCGATACGGTCAGCTCCCAGCAGTCCCATGGCGAGCAGAGGGGCTCATCGCCGGTAAACCCGCGCCGGGTGCGGATGGCCTCCTCCACCAGAACGTCGACGGTGCTGTTCAGCAGGGGGCCGCCGCCGTCGGGGCTGGGGATGGCGTCGACGGTCACGCAGGTCATTCCCTCCACGAACTGCGGCGCATCCAGGCCGTAGCGGCGCTGGTGGATCTTCAGGTTCCACTCGTCCACGGCCTTGTTGGTAAACGCCAGGGCCCGGCAGAAATCAGCGTCGCTCCTGGCCTCTTCCGATGCGGCCATCTCCAGCAGGGTCCGGCCCCAGTCCTCGCGGCTGCGGCTGGCGATCACGCGGGTGCCGCCACCTTCGGCGCTAACGAATCGGGCGCGGCCGACGGGCAGTTCCCTGGTGGCGGTCGCCAGGTTCAGGATCGCCCCGTCGTGGCGGAGCACCTGGGTGAGCCGGTAAACCTCGCTGGCCTCGGTGAACGCTCGGCACACCTGGTCCTCGCCCACGGGCAGCAACTGCCGGTCGTCGCCGACGAACACCACGGGCCGGCCAGCCAGCTCCCGGCGGAGCAGGTCGTAGAGCTCGCTGGAGAGCATTGAGGTTTCGTCGACGATCACGACGTCGATCTTGCGCACCGGGATTTTGCAGCAAGCGTCTTCGTCCCAGCGCGTCGTTTCGGTGAGCATGTTCTTGCCGTTGGCGTCGGGTTCGAAGGATTCCTTCCCGGTCTGCTTGTCACGCACTTGCTTCAGGCCCAGCAGGCGGTGGACGGTCACCACTTCGAACCCATCGGCGCCACGCTCGCGCAGGGCACGCTCTACCTGGGCACGAGCTTTGTGGGTAGGGGTGGCGACCACCACGCGCAGTTCCATGTCCACCAAGCGCACGACGAGCGCCGCCGTGGTGACGGTCTTGCCGGTGCCGGCGTACCCGCAGAGCACCGGACAGGCGTCGGGTTCCTGGATGTTGGTCAGGATCCCCTCGATCGCCTCCTCCTGGTCTGGGGTGAGGGTGATGGCCTGGGGAAAGGCGGGGGCAGGGTGTTGGGCGGCGTGTTCGCGGGCGAGGGTGATCGACTCGTTCAGAGACAGCAACCCTGACGAAGTGAGGCCATCAAAGGGGAGGTAGCGGAACACCACCTGCAACTCCGCATAAATCTGCAGCGCAGGCAACGGGCCGGCGCGTTCGCGGGCTTCCAGCATCTGGCGCCAGAGGGGAGTGTCGCTCATCGGTGGTGGTAGTGCGTGACTGAATTGGATGCCACCCCGCCTACCCCCTTGCTGCCGCTTTGGCTCTCAGCCGTTCGCCCAGCGACAGACCGCGATGGGTCCAATCGTCTGCGCAGATCAGTGGTTCCCCGCCGGGCGGCACGGGGCTGGTCTGGGCATCCTGGAGGGGGTGTGATGGCGTGGTGGCTCCGCAAGCATACCCCTAAGGGTGCAGAACCGCAACGCATCGGGTATGGTGTCCCTTGAACCCGCCACCGCGCACCGCCTGACCATGGCTGATGAGACCAAGCAGATCAACCTAAGGCTGCCCCCGCGCCTGCTGCGCCACGTCGACGCCCAGCGGGACCACTACGGCATGAGCCGGCCGTCCTACCTGAAACAGCTGATCATCGACGACATCCGCCGCCAAGGCCCCGTCGGCCGCACCGCGCTGGCACCGCGCACCACCCCCGCGCCGACCCCGACGGTCTGATGCCCACCACCCTGGAGGCAGCCTCCGGCAGATGGCCGGAGCTGTTGTGTGCGCTGGGAGGGATCAGCGCCGAAGACCTCTGCGACCGCGAGGGGCCCTGCCCGTCGTGCTTCGTGCTGACGGGCGACGCCGGCAACACCCGCTTCAAGTGGGACGACGACACCGGCAACGGCGGCTGGTTCTGCTCTCACTGCGGCGGCAAGGACCGCCAAGGCGGCGGCGGCACCGGCGTCGACCTCCTGATGCGCCTGCGCGGCTGGGACCTCACCCAGGCCCTGCGCCACGTCGACGGGTACCTCGGTGGGGATCGCACCGCGGCGCCGGCTATCGCCACGCCCCCCGCCAGGCCGAAGAAACCGAAACGCCCGGCCAGGATCCCGGACACGCCGCCGGTGGGTACACCACCGCCCGAGCTGGGCAGGGCGGTGGCGCAGTGGCCGTACGGACCGGACCCGGAGAACCCCTGGTTCTGGATTCAACGGATCCCGATGGAACCCAAGGAACCCGGTGGGAAACCCGAGAAACGCTTCGTCCACCGCACCTGGATCGACGGCCGCTGGCACTTCCCTTCTCGCCGGGATCCGTTCACCTCCGAGTGGCCCGCGCCCCGGCCGCTGTTCAACCTGCCGGAGCTCCTCGCCAGGTCGGACGCGCCGGTGCTGGTGGTCGAGGGGGAGAAATCGGCCGACGCTGCCCCCCGCCTGGCCCCTGGCCATGTCATCGTCTCCGGCTGCGGCGGTACCGGCGGGATCAACGCCGTGGACTGGACCCCCCTGGCGGGGCGGGAAATCCTGCTCTGGCCTGACAACGACGCCGCCGGGCGGCAGTTCATGGCCAAGCTCGGCCTCAGGCTGCAGCAGCTCGGCGCCACGGTGAGCGTGATCATCCCGCCGGCATCGCTGGGGCTGCCGCCCGGGTGGGATGCGGCTGACGCGGCGGAGCGGTGGGGGCCCAAGGAATTCGATGCGCTCGTCAGGCAGCACTCTCGGCCGCTGGATCCCCTGCCCGAGCCCGCTCCGGAGACGGAGCCCGCGCCCCCCGCGGCTAAACCGCCGACGGTCGATACCCGTCACCCGGTCAGTGCGCCGTTTCTCTGCCTCGGGTTTGACAAGGACGGCTTCTACTACATCCCGCGGAACACGGGCCAGGTCGTGCGGCTCACTCGCAATGGGCACACCAGCACCGCGCTGTGCTCCCTCGCCAGCTCGAACACGTACTGGATCAGCCAGCACGAAACCTCACGCGGCAGTATCGACTGGCCCGGCGCATTCTCCGCCCTGTTCGCCAGGCAAGCCGCCGTGGGTGTCTTTGATCCGGATCGCGTGCGCGGTCGGGGTGCTTGGCTTGATGAGGGCCGGGTGGTGTTTCACCTGGGGGACCGCCTGATCGTCGACGGCGACTCCCATGACGTGCTCAATCCGCCGCCGAGCCGGTACTTCTACGAGCAGTCCCGTCACCTCGACGGCCCTGGCACCGAGCCGCTCAGCGACGAACTGGCCGCGAAACTACTGGTGATCGCCGAGCGGTTCCGCTGGGAGATGCCCGTCTTCGCCCGGTTCCTGATCGGCTGGATCGTCCTGGCCCCCGTCTGCGGCGCCCTTGACTGGAGGCCGCACATCTGGGTCACCGGCGGCCCCGGCACCGGGAAATCCACCATCCTGCGCTCCTTCATCCTGCCGCTGCTTGGGGGTGTTGTGCAGCGGGCGACCGGCACCACCACCGAGGCGGGCCTCAGGGGTGATCTACGCACCGATGGGATCCCGGTGATGTTTGACGAGTTCGACCAGTACGAGGCCAAGGACAAGGCCATCGTTCAGAACGTGCTGCAGCTGGCGCGGGTGGCCTCCTCCGATGGAGGCAAGATCATCAAGGGCACAGCCAGCGGTGGGTCAATCAGCTACGAGATCCGCTCGATGTTCTGTGTCTCATCGGTGAACGTCGCCCTCGTGCAGAAGGCAGACGCCGATCGGTTCTGTGTGTTGGCCCTCCGGCGCGACAAGGTGAACGAGGGTGATTGGCGGCAGTTCGAGGCCGACATCATCACCACCGCCACCAGGGACTCGGGCCGGGCGCTGATCGCCAGGACGCTCCAGAACCTACCGGACATCGTTCACAACGTCAGGATCCTCGCCGCGGCGCTCGCCAAGCGGTTCGGGCAGCGATTCGGAGACCAGCACGGCACCCTCCTGGCCGGCGCCTGGAGCCTGGAGCCCGGTGGTGGTGGCCGCCTCACCCCGGAGCTGGCGGATGATTGGCTGCGGCAGATGGACTGGGAGCAGCACGAGCCGGATCCGGCGGACCGGGACGAGATGAAGTGCCGTGATGCCATCCTGCAGCAGATCGTCCGGCTTGATGGGGGTTCTGAGGCCAGTGTGGGCGAAATCGTGCGGGCGGTTCTGCTGCGGAACTCGATCGACACCACCACCTACAAGGAGCTAGAGCCGGTGCTGGGCCGTCATGGGCTGAAGGTGGTCCGGCGGGGGGAGGTTCTGCCAGGGAGCGACGACGGCCGAGCGATGGGGCATTACCTGGGGGTGGCGAACAGCAGCAAGCAGCTCGAAGCGGTGCTGCGCACCACGCCATGGGGGAACGGCGCGTACAAGGCCGCCCTGCGTCGGATTGATGGCTCGGTGATCCCGCCGAAGGGCGCGCACTTCAGTGGGGTGGGCACGCACCGGTTCGTCTTGGTGCCAATCGGCGAGGAGGAGCTGGCGGCGTAATTTCTTCCGGCGATCTTCCGCTCCCTGTAATCCCCAGATCGACTGTTCTGCAGTGGATCTGGGGATTTTCTTACGACTTACGAGAAAAACGCCCGAAAAACACCCCTATAGAGATCAAGAGGTTGTCAACCGGAAACTAACAAGTGCACACCCCCCCTCTCTACTACTACTTACCTTTAGTAATAAGTGTAATATTTGTAAGAAGCTAGTCGTAGCCTGGGTTTTCAGCCTTACGCCTGTCTTACGAAAATTACGAGGTGCCCTAGGGGCCCCGGTGTTGGTGCAGCAGCGCACCAGCCTGGTATGCTGTGGAGAGTCACACCGCTGAACCGCCATGAGCACACCGGAACCCACTGCCGAGGCGTGGATCCTGCACGCCAGCGCAACGAATGCCGCTGAGGCCATGCATCTGCTGGGTATTCGCGGAACCGGAACGCCAGGTAGCTGCGCACAAAACCATCCCGTGGTGTTCGCCGCCCTGATCCATGCTCAGGCCATCGACCGCCTGGCGGAGACCCTGCTGGAGGTCATGGAGGACACCCTCACGCCCCTGGACCGGATCGCTGGGGCGATGGAGGTGAACCGGGCCAGGGGTGAGGAGCCCCTCATCAAGGACAGGGAGGCGGAGGCCCGGCAGTTTGCAGAGGAGCAGCTTGAGGAGCTAACCCGGGGCACGGCTACCGATGAGCCGCCCACGGTCATGATCGAAAACGCCAGCGACCCCCTCCCGGTCCAGATCCTCCCGAATGGCATCCTGGTGCGCGGCACGCCAACGCCGGATCAGCTGGTCGAGATCCTGCGGCTGGCACCCCCGGCCACCACCACCCTCGACGAACCCGAAGCCGCCATGGAGATCCGGGAGGCCGCTGCGTTCGGCCTGTGCGCCCCCCAGGAGCCCCAGGAACCCGCCTCACCCACCCCTGGCGGCCATCCGCTCGATCAGGAGGGCTGGATCCGCAGCAGGGTGCCGGAGATGGGGGATGCGGACGGTGGAGGGAATGTGATTGTCATGGGCCGTGACAACGGGGACTGGTTCTGGATCCATTGGTCGGCTGTTGTTCTTGGCCAGCCGTGGGCATCGGGCGGCTCCAGCCCTTCGGCATGTGAACTCCAACCCCTCCCCGCCCACATCGCCTACCCCGAGTCCGACGGGTGGGTGCATGATCGGGTGCCGGGGCCGGAGGATGGGGATGAGGATGGGGATGTGGCCATTCCATCGACCGGCGTCTACACGCAGAGGCCTGTACTGCTCCGAAACTCCGGCGCCTTCATCCACTGGTCCCACGTCGTCCCCGGCCAGCCCTGGCTGCCATTGCGCACTCCCGCCTGACATGCAGTAAGCTGTCGCCGTTGCCGCACCGTGAACCTTGGCAGGAGGTAGGCCCTCCAAACTGACGCCGGAGCTGGTCAAAAAGGCTGGCGAGCTGGCGGAAAGGGGTCTACCCATGCCACTGATCGCCGCTCGTCTTGGCATCGGTCGCAACACCGCAAGCCATTGGATGGCCGCCGCTGATGAGAAAGGCGAAGACAGCCTTGAGTATCAGTTTCGGCAAGCTATCTTTATAGCGGACGCCAATAGTTGCGAGCATTTGCTTTCCGGTCTTGAACTTGCGGCCCGTGGAAGTCAGGAATCCGCCCCCAACGCTTGGGCCGCCACCTGGCTTCTCACCCATCACCCCCGCCTACGCGACCACTTCAGCGACGCCGCCGCCGAGCGCCGCACCGAACGCCGCGCCGTTGCCACCTTCCTGGAGGCCGTCGCCGCCACCGGGCTGACACCTGATCAGGAGCACACCCTGATGTTGCAGATGCAGGCCCGTGGGTTGGGCGCGGTGCAGGGGGAGGGTGAGGGGTGAGCGAACACGACCCCACCGGCCGCGATCAGCACGAGCCGGGCGACACGGTCTGGGAGATCGTTGACGCCTTGATCCTGGAGGCAATGCGGCGAGGGGAGCCGATCCTCAAAAAGGAAGGACAGCGCTACCCCTTCAGGTGCGACGCGGCATGACCCTGCAGCTCCACCACGGCGACTGCCTGGAGGTGATGCGCACCCTGGCGGATGGGTCGGTGGTGATTGAACAGGAAGGAATGATGATCCCACTTCCTTCGTGCGGAGCAAGTGGCAGGTACCCAAGTCTTTCTCCGGACGGATTGGACTTTGATGAAAACGGGCTTCTTTGGTGGTATGAGCCACGGCTTGGATGGAGGCGCGATGACAGGAATGCCATTGATTGCATTCCCTATCCAACTCACTGGGCTTCTGGAAGGTTGAGCTGCGAGCAGCTACCTGCTCCTGGCCAGCCTGTCCACTTTCCTCCCGCCGCCGCTGGCCACCAGCCCTCCCTCGCCCTCGCATGACCGCCACCACCCTCCCCCGCCCCCGCACCCCCGCCGCAAGGTTGGCGATGCTGGAGCTGGAGCGGCAGGAGGCCAGTCCCCCTGAACCCGAGACCTACAACGTCAGCTTCGGCGATCACATCGCATCGGTCTACCCGAAGTTCCCCTTCACCCGACACACCACCCGCCTGGTGGAGGTTGGCCAGCGAGTGTTCGATGGCGAGATCCCGAGGGGCCTACTGATGCTCCCGCCGCGGCACTTCAAGTCCACGATCTTCAGTCGCTTCGGTCCGTCCTACTTTCTGCGCAAGCATCCCGATCGCACCTGGGCTCAGGGTGCTCACACTCAACCCCTGGCGGCGGAGTTCGGCAAGGCCGCCCGTGATTACTTCGTTGCCTCCGGCGGGACACTCGACGCCAGCAGTACCGGCAAGCTCCGCTGGACCATCGCCAACACCCTCGGCGGCTTCTGGGGCGCAGGCGTCGGCGGTGGCACCGGCATGCCGGCGCACTTCATCAGCATCGACGACCCGATCAAGAACAAGGAAGAGGCCGAGTCTGCAGCCTATCGGCGCAAGCTGCAGGACTGGTGGAACAACGTGATGAACACCCGTGAGGAGCCCGGCTGCCTCAAGCTCATCACCCACACCCGCTGGGTTGACGCCGATCTGATCGGCTGGCTGCTGAGCCAGGTGGAGGAGCTGGAGCGCGACGGGAATGCCGACGCGGCTGAGCCGTGGCATGTGATCGAGATGCCCATGATCGCTGAGCCGATCCAGACGCAGATCCCCGCAACCCTGACCCGCGAGCGCGACGACCGCAAGCCAGGCGAGGCCCTTGACCCGGAGCGGTTCAATGAGGAGTGGGCACGCAAGAAGCGGCTCAACACCCCCGACCGGGACTGGGCCGCCCTGTTTCAGCAGCGTCCGCAGCCCG